GTGTGTAATTTTAAAACGGGTGTAAGTTTAGGTGAGCTCTAAACTTACACCCGCCCTGTAAACTTACATGCGTGTAATTTTACAAACGGGGACAAAGAAAAACCCCTGCGGAGGGCGCAGGGGCTAATCTTACTTGCTTGTAATTTTACTAAGCGAGCATGGACTCTGGAAATTCATCGGTGATGTCTTCTTCGCCTTCTTCCAGTATTCCCATGTCTTCGTGTTGCTGTGCAAAGATTACTTTCATTGAGTAACCCTTCCGACCCTTGAAGTCTGCCTTGAATGCGTTGATATCTTTACGAACTTCCTTGATCAAGTCCTTGATGTCCGATGCATCGTAAAGCATGCTGTCGCACCATTCCAACTCGCCTTGGTGAAACTGGAAACTAACCTCGTAAGTGTTCATGTAACTTTACCCTTCTGTGTAAGTGTCACTCTCGTGAGCAACAAATACAGCGTAACAGATCCCTGAGGCATTTGCAAACACCTATTTTGAGGCTAAAAAAAGCAGCTGTATTATTACATTCCCATAAAGGATGAGTTTTGTAATATTACATTACATAAAGGTATTAAACTAATGTTACATTTGTGTAATATTACCACGGGTGTATGGGGTCGCTACGCTGGGGAAGACACCCGCCCGTTTGTTGTAATATTACAACGGTGTACCGAAAATGGTATGTACCAAATATGCAACACGCATGTTGCAAACATGCAACACACATGTTGCACATGTGCAACAACGCATGCAAAAAAAAAGCGGGTGCATTTCTGCACCCGCAATTTCTTTTTTGTTCACTGTCACATTTTGACAATGAACACCTTTTCGGTTTGTACCGAAAATGGTTCACGCATTGCTGTTGCATGATTGCATGCCCAAACAATGTCAAGTTTTGCACTAGTAATGTTTTCTTTTTGCCATGATTGCAAACGCTGACGCATTGCATTATCTGCACGGTAGTTGGTTGCTTTTCGGCAGATCATGTTTCGCTGTACCGATGGGGCATTATTGGTAATGCACCACTGACGCATTTCTTCACCATTCTTCAAGCCTTTAGGCATTGGATCCATTGCCATTGCAACAGCAACGGCTTCAGCAAAAATTTTTGCACCATTGTCGGTGTAGAACTTTTTGACTTGGGCTTTAGAATTGCGTTGCGACTTTGCAACAAGTTTTTTTTCTAATGCAACAACTTTGGTTGCATCAGCCTTGCGTTTTTTCTGTGCCATTTTTTTCCCTTTTCTATGAAATGTGAAGCGGTTGCTTCAACAACTAAATTGTAGCCGATATCCGTAACAATACAAGCACCTAATTTATGCACTATTTATGCATAAACATGCATAATTATTCATGTCCCATAATGGGGATAATGCCGTTGCGAATTGACAACTCATGTGTTGCGATAAAGCAACATTTGAATTACATCTATGTACTAAAAATGGTACATAGTGTTGCATTTATGCAACGGGTGTGCGTCTGCTACATTCTTGTGCAGCTCCACACCCGCCCGCCGTGTAATTTTACATGCGTGTAATTTTAGGTTGAAAAATGGCGGGTTTGTAAACTTACATAAGTGTATTTTTTGTACGCACTAAAGCTGGATAAAGGGGTATCAGTGTTTTGCTTGGTGCAGAGAAAATCCCCCCGATTTCTCAGGGGGATATTCCCGATTTTCACTCTGAGATGATTTCGTATTTCTCTGCGATATCTCTCACTGCCTTTTCATAACCCGCCTCGTATGCGAACCATACGATTACGGCAGTCACCATGAGGAACATGGTGAACATGCCGAACCAATTCACGCAAGCCCCCAAACCTTCAGCCATGTTTCCATGATTACTTCGGCTTGTGCCTCATTGACACATGGCATGGTGAATAGGTGACTATCTGAACTATCCCCCGTTGGGCTGGCGACCCATATGGTGAGGATATGTCCTGTTTGGACTACCGCTACGGGCATTCCCTTCATTCGGATATTTGGTCTAATTTCGGTATTCATAATGGTTTTTCCTTTTCTGTTGTTTTGTGTGTGTGTAATCATGTACTAAATTATCCCCCGATAACCCCCTACGCCCACGAAATTTTGGGGTAGGGGGGGGGTGGGGGGCTTTCGCCCCCCGTGTGCCTACCTCTTGGCGAATACTACGAGGTCTGCAATTTCGGGGTCAGTAGCCTTGACCTTCATGCCGTAGGCGAGACCTCGGCGTGCCTGTACTGCCTTGACCCATGCCATGCCCTTGACCGTTGCGAGGCTATCTAGGCGTACTTGTATCGCATTATCGGGGCGGTCATTGACCTCACTAGCGGTCTTGCCTGCCTTGCCCTGTAGGTGCTGGTATCGCAGTACCGCTGGCACGGTCACGGGCTTGCCTGCCTCGTATGCCATTGACACTTGAGCCTGTAGAGCCTCTACGCTCTCGCCTCGTACCCATGCCTCGGCTACTGCCGTCAAGAGCACTAGGTCTACATAGGTAGCCTTGTGTCCTGCCTTGAGGTCTCTGCCTCGCTCTGCCTCTACTGCCTTGAGGCTCTTGGCTACTAGAGCCTTCGCCTCGGTGCTCACCGTGTAGGTGAACCTTGCCTTTGCCTTTGCCATTACTGACCCTTTCGCTAGGGGTTGAGCCCGTTGCTCAACCTCATGAATATAACGATACAGGGCATAGGGCAGACATAGCAAGTACTGACACTCTCGCAAACCCTTATGGAATAAGGGTTTTAGAAATTGTTTAGAAATAATTTCGGAATTGGGTCAAGAATTGGCTCAAAGTGACCCCGTAGGGCATTGACCCTACCCAACATACCAATTTAGGTACACCGAAAAATACGGCATAACACTGTTTTAATATATACTCAATTTTTCTAAAAAATGGCGTGGGCGGGAATTGGGCGGGAGCTGGTTTAAAATTCGGGAGGAAGGCTGGAAGTGTGCTTAGAATAGAAAAGAGACCACCTTGCGAGTGGTCTCTCTTTCTTCTCAGATGTTAACTATAACGGTCCTAAGATAGCGAAATTCGTTCTGCTCTGGTGATAGTGCAGATCACGATTGCCGCTTGACACTTTTAGGGTGCCATAAGTATTATATCACTTCTTGGAGTTACGGTAAAATCCACTGCCTTTGAGCTCTATCATCGGCGGGGAATAGATTTGTTTTAGCGGAGCGTTGCACACCGAACAGTTCGGGCTTGAAATTTCTTCCAGAATGGATCTCATCTCAGAGTAGGGATGTCCATTGGAACATTTGTAATCATATTGTGGCATAGCTTTATATTATACCAGGAAGGGAATAACTCTTGAATAGTTGTTAGTAGCTTTCGTGCCACACATGATAAAATTGAGTGTGCATAACGATTATGATATGTGGTCAATTGCTGACCATGACCACCTCTGGGTGTTTGACAAGCTGATTGTTGCAAAGAAAGCTGGGCATGTGTGTGGACCAAGGGGTATGCCCGTTCCCAAGCCCGACTTTTACATGGTAAGACCCATCTCCAACTTTGAGGGTATGGGTATAGGGGCTCGCAAGGTCTGGTTAGACTTCTGCACTCTTGAACTGCATCCTGGAGAGTTCTGGTGTGAGTTCTTCACGGGCGATCACATTAGCGTTGATTACCACCTGTACAAGCCTGTGTTGACTGTTAAAGGTACTCCACACCCGAATGCACCTCATTCAAAATTTATAAAATGGGAGAAGCTAGAAACATCTATTCCGCAACCTGCGATGTTGGGTAAGATACCACTCTTTTACAAAACAATCAACTGTGAATTTATCGGGGGTAAGTTAATTGAGATACATCTACGAGGCAATCCCGACTTTGTGTACGGTAATAACATTGCAATACCTGTGTGGGAAGGAGAAGAGATTAACCCCCCACAATCTATGAGGTTTGTTAAAGCTGAAGATACCAATAGACTTGGGTTTTATATAGACAGTTAATCGTGATATAATATATCATGTACGAATATAGAATTAAGAAAGTTTTGAAAGTTGTTGACGGAGATACCATTGATGTGGACATTGATCTGGGGTTTAATATCTCCTATACCCAAAGAGTTAGACTGGCGGGAATTGATACCCCTGAATCTCGCACAAAAGACGCACGAGAGAAGGCATTGGGGCTTGAGGTAAAAGACAAGCTGAAGAAAGCAATTGACGCTGCCAAAGATGTGGTTGTGAAGACCGAACTCCCTGATAGCTCCGAAAAGTACGGGCGTATCTTGGGTTGGGTATATCTTGATGGCGCTACCAAGTCAATCAATGAGCAACTCATTGATGAGGGTTATGCTTGGGGATACATGGGTGAAACCAAAGTCAAAGACTTTGACGCACTCCTGGCAAAGCGAAACAAGTAAAACCCTTTAAACCCTTTAAACATCTAGTATTTTCGGAGCCCACATTTTAGAGCCCGATTTATTCATCAAATGATTTGCGGAAACTAATCCATGCATCACGATTAGACATCCTACGAGTTCGGGATTGCCTTGTGAAGTAAGCACTTCCTCTAACGACAATGAATGCTACCCATATCATAAGTAAGTATTTCATTTCCCCCCTTGAAAGTCAATATTAACAACCATCCTAAATGGATGCTTAACAGGATTTGAAGCTGCGTGAATGTTGCTGCCATCAAATATGATAGCTCGCCCTGGCTTTGGATACACAGTGTCCTGAAGCTCATAGGAGTCATTAAAGAAATAAGTTGGTCCATCTGAATCGTTTATGTAATACAGAAGAACTTTGTGATCAACGGGGTCTCCGTTGTCGTACTTCAAATCAATATGAGGGACTTGAGATTCATACTTCATCATTGGGGGATAAGGAGAAGTTACATTCACCTTAGCCCGCAAAAGATTAATATTACCAAACTTATCTACCAGATTACCAACAAGCTTGCCGATTGCAGGTAGATGACTAGAAGCAATATCTGATTCAGATTCATAGAGGTGATGTGACATCTGCATTGGTGCATGAGTCCACATCTCGCCCTCGTGATAGATATGGCTACGATAGAACCGATAAGGAACTTGGGGGTCGGTAAAGTATTCATACAGATACCCCTGTTCTTCTATAGGTACATAGTTATCAATAATCAACATGGCTGGCGAGGTAGGGCTTGAACCTACGACCCAGGGATTAACAGTCCCTTGCTCTGCCAACTGAGCTACTCGCCATTGTATTACTTAATCAACAGTATAGCAATTGTAATCGCATGTAGTGTGAAATAAATTGCGTGTGTAATCTTATCTTGCTTAGACATTCTTAATCACCTCAAATCTAAATTCTATTTGCGGTTGAGTGTTATGCTGTGCAATATTGTTTTCACCGATGGTGGTGATGTTATAACCAAGTGATTCAACAAACTTAATAAGCTCTTTTCTCCGATCCTCATACCAGGGCTTATAAGTCCAAGCTTCAAAAATAATCGGAGGGAAGTTATTATCTTCAATTGTTTTCAATGCCCCTTTGAGAACTTCCATCTCAAGACCTTCAACATCAATCTTGATCAATCTAACATTTTTAAAAGATTGCTCATCAAGAATTTTAACCTCAATCTCTTCCATCAATCCTTTAGTTGCGCATTCATAATTATTATCACGAGTTTGCTCGTCAAGACTGAACGCACCAATATTTGTTTCAGCAGCATAGTCTGGCATTATTGCCATAAACTTATCATTACGATCTGATATACCATAGTTATGACAAATTACATTTTGCAGGGCGTTGATCAAAACATTTGAGCATAGTTGGTAAAAGACAATCCTTTGTGGTTCAAAAGAATGAAATGTTACATTAGGAAATTTCTGAGCTAATGGAACTGAGTAGCTTCCTAAGTTAGCTCCGATATCCAGTACAGAACCACCAAAGGTGTTCACAAGAAACCTTTCCGAGATGGTTTCTAGATGCTGCTCCCAACCACTGCCATTTCTGATTCCATTTGAAACCACATCTGGTTTATCAAATAATAAAAACTGACTTTCGTTTCTTTTTACAATTATACAATTTGGAATCATTTACTTTTTCTTCCTTACTGCTTTTTTAGCAACTCTTGGCTTAGTTGCTTTTGCCCTTGGCATATCGGGTGTAGGCATCCATTTACCAAGTGATTCAGATATTGCATCAATGATTCTTTCAATTTCATAATCAACAACTGATATTGTTGCTTTATGAATAGCCTTACCTTTTTGATCGTCTTCTTCT